AGCATTATTAGGTAAAGATGCATTAGACGATCCAAATTGGCGAGATAATGTAGCCGCAAAAAAACAAGCCGATAAAGAAGCCAGTGTGGCAAATATTGCGGCACAAAAAGCCGAAAGAAACAGACAAGCAGAATACGAATTGCAACATGCAGGTGAAGTCGATGCGAAGACTGAGTTAGCCAATACAGATAGTGACGCATCTAAGGTTCGACAACAAGCCGCCGCAGACAGATTAGCTAGAGATCCAAGAACAGTTGCAAACTTGCCTGTTACAGGAGACGGAACAGCGGTAGCGTCTAACGGAAAAGTTGATCCAGCATTAGCCAAGGCAGTGCAACAGAGTACCGACTCTTTGCCTCAGCAAACACAACAGCAAATAGCTAACCAAGCCAGGATCGATGGTGAGAATAGTCAATTAGCCACGCCACCTAAAGACGAAATTAAAGGTTGGAAATCAGTTGCAAAGTTTAAGGCTCGGAAAAAGGCACAACAATTAGCCACAGCCGGCAAGCCTATTCAAAAAGTATCAACAGTGGCACCTACGGGATATAGAGCAGGAGAAGTTGATCGGGGATTTCGTCAACCTCAACCTACCGCCCCTAAAGCAGTAGCAACACCAACAGTGGCACCTACGGGATATGGAGCAGGAAAAGTTGATCCGGGATTTCGTCAACCTCAACCTACCGCCACTAAAGCAGTAGCAACACCAACAGCAACAACACCGCAGGTTGCTACGAAAAAGTACTCCGGTGACCCACTTCTTAATCCAAATGCATCACCTTCATCATCAGCAGTAAAACAAACTGTAACACCTACAATTGATAAACCAACCACAGGCGGAAAATTCCAGAGAAATGCAGGTGGAACCGATAGTGATACAAGATCAACATTGGGTAATCAAAATAAATTGGGTAGCCAGAACGCTTGGCAGCGAAACTGGCATAAAGATCAAAAAGGGATGCATAAAGTAACGTCTGGCAAATATAGTGATGGTTTAGATAGACTAAAATTTCTAGCAGGAATATGAACGGCAAATTTGATACAACTCTAGTAAAACGACCACACCAATCCGAAAAATACACTACAGATCAAGTTGAAGAAATTGCTAAATGTATTCAAGATCCTTTATATTTTATAGGTACATATTGTAGTATTCAACATCCAGTAAAAGGTCGAGTAAAGTTTGATTTATTTGATTTTCAAAAAGAATTAATTAACGTATATAATAATTATAGATATGCAATAGCACTTCTTCCAAGACAAACAGGCAAATCAACAGCCGCCTCAGCATACTTATTATGGTATGCAATGTACAAACCCGATTCAGTTATACTAATTGCCGCACACAAATACGCAGGTGCTTTTGAAATAATGCAACGATTGCGTTTTATATATGAAACGTTACCTGACTTTGTGCGGTCTGGATGTACAAGTTATAATAGAGGTTCTATAGAATTTGAAAATGGATCACGTATAGTTTCGCAAGCAACAACAGAAACAACTGGTCGAGGTATGAGTTTAACGTTAATTTACTTAGACGAGTTTGCATATGTACAGCCCCGCATGGCAGAAGAATTTTGGACAGCATTGTCACCCACATTGTCAACAGGTGGTAAATGCATTATTACAAGCACTCCCAATCAAGATGATGATCAATTTGCTCAAATATGGAAAGGTGCAATAGATAACGAAGATGCTTATGGCAACGATCAGGAATTGGGTAAAAATGGATTTAAAAGTTTTACAGCCCACTGGAGCGATCATCCAGAAAGAGATCAAAAATGGGCAGATGAAGAACGAAATAAAATAGGCGAAGAAAAGTTTAGACGAGAACATTTATGTGAATTTATTACAGCAGACGAAACATTAATTAATCCACTTAAATTAACATTGTTAGAAACAAAACAACCTATACGTAAACAAGGACAAATTCGTTGGTATAAACCTATCGAAAAAAATAAAATATACTTAATAGGATTAGATCCTAGTTTAGGTACAGGTGGTGATAATTCTGCAATTGAAGTATTTGAATTACCTAGTTTAACCCAAGTAGCCGAATGGCAACATAATAAAACCGCTATAGAAGGACAAATAAGAACATTACATGCTATTGTAGAAGAATTACATGAAGTAGTTGGAAGTGAAGAAAGTATATTTTGGTCAGTAGAAAACAATTCATTGGGTGAAGCCGCATTAGTAGTAATACGTGAAATGGGCGAAGAAAAATTTCATGGTACATTTTTACATGAACCTAAACGTAGAGGACATAGTAGAATGTATAGACAAGGATTTACTACTACCCAAAAATCAAAATTACAAGCCTGTGCAAAATACAAACATTATGTTGAAAATGATAAGTTAATTATTAATAGTAATAATTTATTACGAGAAACTAAGAATTTTATAGCAAAAGGTCCATCTTTTAGTGCAAAACCCGGCGAAACAGATGATTTGGTTAGTGCAACCTTGCTTGTAATGAGAATGACACAAGTAATGATTAGTTTTGATGAAGGAACATTTGATACATTACGTGAAACGTTAGATGTAGAGGAAATTCTTACCCCCATGCCAATTGGCATAATCTAATAAATATATAAAATAACGGATGTAATCTTATGGCAGTAAATAACGACATTATTGCAAATGACTTGTTTAAAACAATTAAAGGGTTTAATTTAAATGTTCAACTATTTAATGAAGACGGAAAACGAGTAATTGATCCTGCAGAAGCAAGAAAATTTTATGCTACTGATAAAAAGTTTATGGTTACTTTTGAATCAGACGAGGATCCACAACAAATAAAACTTTATTTTGGTAAAAATTTTACACTTGACGAAACGAGCGATTTCAACTATAATAAGTTTATTAAAACAGTTAGAAATTTAGCTCAACGCAAAAATGCAATAGGATTTACTGTTAAAAATTACGGCAAAGAAATTCAGCCTAAGGATTTTGCATACCAAGCAATTAATAGGAACGCAGATATGGGAAATATAGCAGAAGGTTTATCGCCCGCTTATGGGTCGAGCAAATCTAGTTATCAAACATTAGATAACGCAAAATTAGTTATACGGCATAACAAGCCGGTAGACGAGGGTATACGAGGATCTCGTGCAAGAAATATCACAGCATTATTTGTTGAGAATGGTGCAGGTGAAAGGTTTAAATATCCTTATAATCATTTAGCGGCCGCTAGAGCAATGACTAGACATGTTGCAGAAGGTGGAACACCGTATGATAATATAGGTGGATATATAACTAAACTTTCAGAAGAAAGTCTGGGACTTACAAAATTTATGCGGTATTCTAAGTCAAACGGGTTAATGAACGAAGACACAGAACCTGTTATTAATGGTATCAAGACTAGATTAAATCAAGTTAGAGAATCCTTAAAACGCATGTCTACCCATAGAGGCTATGCAACAGTAGTAGAAACTTTAGGTGAAACTAAAAAAGAATTAGATGAAGAATTAGTAAATGAAATTAAAGATAGGTTTACAGTTATTCGTTTTGATGAGGACATGGAATCAGTTCTTCCGTATGTCGCTAGGATAGTATCTGAAATGAACAATTCAAATAGAATTTCAGAAACCTACGACGAGTTCAAAGAGGCAGTTGGGTCAGCAGGAGAAATTCAAGTACAAATGGTAGAAGCAGATCATCCAGAAAATCCTGCTAATTTGGTGTTTGATAATGTTACTAAAAAGAATCAGCATATAATTAATTTTATGGCTGAGCATATTTTAGATGAGAATATTCAAACATTAATGAAACAAGTAGCAATCGATTATCCAAGATATGACATACCAATGAAAAATGAATCATTGGTAATAGTGAAATCTATTATGGAAACCGGACAAACTCCAAAAACTGCATCTCAAGACACCCCTATGGAAGAAACATTTATTGATGAAATAGACGAATCACTTAGTAAGTATGTGAGTAATGATATCTTTTTTGAAAGGCACGTGAATCCGCAAAACGCAGAGGAGTATTATAACAATCAGAAAAAAGAAGAAGAGAGAGAAGCGGAAGATAAAGAAGTAAGAAGAAAGGAGTGGAAGTGGAGAAAAGCAGAAAATAGACACGAGAAGGCGAAGCGAGGAGGGACGTCTGTTCCTCGGCCCGATCATTTTTTACATAACCATAAACAAGGCGAGAGAGGTTCTCCTCAAGTAGTTAAAGACGGTATTGGAGAAGCCGACGAAGCAGTATTAAAACTAGCAGGAGTATATAAGTGATTCCTCAAATTAAAACAGAAAATGAATTAAGAAAACTAGCAGGCATTCCAATTAAAGAAGCCGAAGGCGGAAGTTTAGATAATATTATTGCCAAACATAGAGAAGCATTTGAATCTGTAATGCGTGGTGATTCCTCCTTGTATGACCACGATGAGTTTTATGATGAACTATATGAACATTATGTTAGTTCCGGTGAAATGCCATATGGTATTGCTAAAGCAAGAGACGGCGATCCCGATCAATGGATCCAAGAAGAACTAGATCGAGAATATGGTGACGATTTTGCTACTGATGATGGCGAACCAATGGATGGAGATTTTGATTCTGCAATGGCTTCAGCAGGAATGGGTACAGATGAAGATTATGGGTACTATGGTGAAAGCAAACAACCAAAGACATTCAAAGAGCATTTAAAAGCAGTCCAAGAAGGTAATTTACAATCAGATATTAATAAATTAAGTAATCAACAGCAAGGACAAATTGATTTAAAAAAGAATGTTCAAGCACATGATGAAATGACAACAAAACTTGGTGTAGATCCGCTTAAATCAACACAAGCATTAATGTATGCCAAGAAGCAAGGTATTGAACCAAGTGCAATGGTTCAACAGACTCCACAATATAAAATGCGAAGTCGTGGTTATAAAAGTGATTATTCATCTATACCACCAGTTCCACCGCCCATATCTGCACCAGATTCTCAGCAAGGTAATTTAGCACGAGTAAGAGCTAAAGCACGAAGAGATGCATAATGAAATCTAAATTTGCAGGATACATTGTAGCAACATTAGCCATTGGGTTGGTAGTTATACTTCTCTGTATTGTTAGTATGGAGTCATACATAGCATTAATCGAAAAAACGCCAATTAGTGAATCAACTCACGGCCTCTTGCAATCGGCTTTGACGGGAACTATAGGCATTATAGCTGGCTACATTTCGGGCAAAGCAGAATGAATGAAAGTTCACAAAGATAAAAAAATAAAAAAAGTTAAAAAAAGACTTGACTTTGATAAATAGATTTGTTATAATAAGTACATGAAGAAATATGTCATGTACACTAGGCTAATAAAAGAATAGTAATTTAGGCATATACAACTAGGCTAATATAGGAGAAATAATGGCTACACTAGCAGAAATACGAGCAAAGCTCTTGGAAAAAGAGCAACGCACAGGCGGAAACTATCAATCTGATAACGCAATTTACGCCTTTTGGAACATCCCAGATAATTCCACAACAACACTAAGATTTTTACCAGATTCCGACGACACTAATACGTTCTTTTGGAAAGAGCGTCAGATGATTCGTTTGGCATTTCCTGGTATTAAAGGACAAGACGAGTCGCGTAGTGTGACAGTCCAAGTTCCTTGTGTAGAGATGTGGGGCGATCCATGTCCTGTACATGCAGAAATTCGTCCTTGGTTTAAAGATCCAAGTCTCGAAGACGAAGGTCGCAAGTATTGGAAAAAACGATCTTATATCTTTCAAGGATTTGTTATTGACAATCCTATGAGTGATGACCAACTACCAGAAAATCCAATTCGCAGGTTTATTATAAATCCGTCTATATACAAGATTATTTCAGCGGCACTAATGGATCCCGATTTTCCGGAAATTCCAACTGACTATGAAGGAGGAACCGACTTCAAACTTACAAAAACACAAAAAGGTCAGTATGCGGATTATTCAACATCTAACTGGGCTCGTCGAGAGCGTAGTTTAGATCAAACTGAACGAGATGCAATCCAAACACATGGATTGTTTAATTTAAATGATTATATGCCAAAACGGCCAAACAATGATGAGGTTAAAATTATCTTTGAAATGTTTGAATCATCTGTAGCAGGAGAACTATATGATCCAGAGCGTTTTGGTTCGTATTATACTCCACAGGGTGTTCAGCTGATAAACAGACCAGCACCTAGCGGCCCGTCGCAGGTTTCAAAAACACCCGAACCAGTTGTTGCAGAAACAACAACAACTCCTACCGAAGAGAAAGTTGAAACTGAAACCGAAGGTGGAGAAAAACCTTCAGCGGATCAAATTCTTAAAATGATTCGTGAGCGCAAAGCTCAATAATTTTATATAAGGGGGACATCAGTCCCCCTTTACTTTCACTTCAGAGGAAATAAATGAAACCATTTGATATATCAAAATTTAGAAGAAGTATTACAAAAGCAGTCCCAGGAATGTCCGCAGGATTTCACGACCCCGTAGATTGGATTAGTACTGGTAATCATGCACTTAATTTTTTAATTTCAGGCGATTTTAATAAAGGTATACCTTTGGGGAGGGTTACATGTCTTGCTGGTGAAAGCGGAAGCGGAAAAAGTTTCATTGCCAGTGGAAACTTGGTGCGTCATGCCCAACAGCAAGACATCCTCCCTATTATATTAGATTCAGAAAATGCCCTTGATTCGGATTGGTTATCTGCATTGGATGTAGATATTTCAGAAGATAAATTATTACGATTTGGCGTATCAATGGTAGATGAAGTTGCAAAATTTATTAGTGAGTTTATGAAAGGCTACCGAGAACAATATGCAGATGTAGAATACGAAGAACGACAAAAAGTTCTGTTTGTAGTAGATTCTTTAGGTATGCTACTTACTCCTACTGATAAAGATCAATTCGAAAGAGGCGACATGAAGGGCGACATGGGTCGTAAGCCTAAGGCACTAACGGCCCTTGTTCGTAATAGTGTTAATTTGCTTGCAGGTAATCCTGTAGGCTTAATTGTAACAAACCATACTTATGCATCACAAGACATGTTTGATCCTGATGATAAAATTAGTGGAGGACAAGGTTTTATATATGCTTCAAGTATTGTTGTTGCAATGAAAAAACTTAAACTAAAAGAAGATGAAGAAGGCAATAAAATAACAGATATACGAGGTATACGAGCGGCTTGCAAAGTAATGAAAACACGTTTTGCAAAACCATTTGAAAGTGTACAAATTAAAATACCATATGATACTGGCATGGATCCGTATAGCGGTTGTTTAGATTTGTTTGAAAAAGCAGGTGTAATAGTTAAAGAAGGTAATAAACTAAAATATACAACTGCAAAAGGTGAAGAAATAAAAGAATTCCGCAAGGGATGGAGTCATGAAAACTTGCAAAAAGTTATAGATGACTTCAAAGAAAACGATGCTCCTCTGGTAAATAACGATGATGTAATACCAGAGGAGGTAATCGATGAAAATGAGTGAACAGGAAGTCCATTTGATTCACGATTTATGGGATGTAGTAAAATCTTATTCTTCAAATAAAGATCATGAGATCGTATGCGAAGAGTTATTAGAAAAATTTGATAATAACGGATTTGTTATTGAAGATAATGTAAGAGAATTAACAGGCTATGATGGCACAATGGATAAAGTATTAGCAAATATGTATGGTGAAGATGAAGAAGAAGAAGATTATTTAGATGGCGAGGACCCCGAAACATATGATTACTGATGAGTACATGGTATAGAAAAATACAAGAAGACTTAGGTGAGCTTGTTAATTGCATACCCGCATTTGAAGCAATACTCGATGAAGCAAGAGTAGAATGCGGTATGAAAGGTAACTTAGAACGGTTATCTAGAGAAATGCCCGGTATAGTTGAACATAGATTTAATCAGTTACAAGAAATAGAAGCAATACTAGAACATCTTAATATTGAACTTCGTAAAAAACGGTCCCACACTTTTAAAAAATTCACAGAACATTATAATAAAGCATTAAGTTCAAGGGATGCTGAGAAATATGTTGATGGAGAGGATGAAATAGCCGACTTTCAACATTTAATAAATGAATTTGCATTGTTGCGAAATAGGTTTCATGGCCTTATAAAAGCCCTTGATGCTAAACAATTTCAAATTAATAATATAGTAAAACTGCGAGTAGCAGGATTGGAGGATATTGGACTATGAGTAGTACAGAAGATTGGTGGTATAACACTCGCCTACCTGAGTTGGAAGCAGAAGAAAAAATTAGAAAAGAGAAAGAAAATTCTAAGAATCTGGTAGAAATAGTAGAAGAAATGAAGAAAATGAGAGAAAAAAAGCCAAAAAATGAAAAAAAAGGTTGACCTTTGGAGCGTAAGGCCGTATAATAGTAGTATGAAGAATAAGAAAGTAAACATTAACCTAAAGCAAGGAAACGCTATGCAAGTCCAAGCAAAAATACACAACGGAGAATACGGTGGAAAACCAGTTGAAGATTTAACTTTTCCGTTAGTAAAAGGATTTAATGTTGGTAAGAATGGTGGATTTATTACAGTAGATGGTGCCCATGTTCCAGGGTTTCCAGATCGTGAAATCCGCATTAAGCTCGTTAGCAAGAACGATTACGAAGTTGTTAATTCCTTCCAAGCTCAAGTAGAAGAGAATTCAAAAGAAGAAACAGTTAAAACTCCAGTAATAGTTAAAGAAGAAAAGTCCGACGAAGAGCGTATTAAAGAAATTGCTGAACGTTTTGAGATTTTGGATGAAATGACTCAAGGGTCCATTGATGGTGTAGTACGTGGGATGATTGTAACAGGACCTCCCGGAATTGGAAAAAGTTTTGGTGTTGAAAAAGTTATTGAAAAAAATAGCATGTTTGATAAACTTGCCGATAAGCCACTCAAGTATGGAACTGAAAAAGGTGCGGCAAGTGCAATTGGATTGTACCAGTTACTTTACAGGTATGCAGATCCAGGAAGCGTGTTGGTACTTGATGACTGTGATAGCATCCTTTGGGACGAAGTTAGTTTGAACTTGTTAAAAGCGGCACTTGATTCCAGTGCAAAACGAATGATTAGTTGGAACACAGAGAGTTCAGCATTACGCAGAGAAGGTGTTCCAGAGAAATTTGAATTTTGCGGATCAGTTGTTTTTATTACAAACTTAAAGTTCGATAATGTTAAGAAAGGTAAACTTAAAGATCACTTAGAAGCAATCCTTTCAAGATGCCATTACTTGGACTTGACACTTGATACAATGCATGACAAGTTGCTCCGTGTAAAGCAAATTGTTGGAGAGGGAATGCTTAAGAAGTATAATTTTAGTAAAGATGAAGAAGTAGGGCTCATTAATTACATGGAAGAGAATAAAGAAAAGTTGCGTGAAATGAGCTTGAGAATGGTAAACAAAATTGCAGATCTTAAGAAGATGGCACCAGAGCGTTGGATGAGATTGGCAGAATCAACTTGTATGAAACGCAATTAATTATTATTAACACTTTAACAAAAAAGGAGTTCTTTGAACTCCTTTTTTTATGACCACTAAATGATCGACTATGATAAACATAAAAATAATAAGGTTTTTTGCCCGGTACCATGGGTCCATGTTGCATTAAGATCAGATGGTAATGTTACACCATGTTGTAAATGGAGTAACACAGACCAACCAATTTATGAGGATTATACATATGATCCTTTTGGTGCATTTAATAGTAAAAATACATTAGCATTTAGAGAACAATTAGAAAAAGGAATTAAAAGTATAGGATGTAATCAATGTTATGTTAACGAAGAGGTAGGTAAAGAAAGTTTAAGGCAACGAATTATTAAAATTATTTCTTCTCAGACACCTTCTGCTAGAGAACAGATATTTGCTTCTCCACAAATAAGATTTTTAGAATTAAATATTAGTAATTTTTGCAATCTTAAATGTGCATCTTGTGATATTCATCAAAGTAATTTATGGGAAAAAGATGAAATTGAGTTAAGTAAATTAGGTATCATACGGCCAGGACCTAATATTAATACACTAAAAAAGTTTAATACAAAAGACATTAACTTAGATAAATTAATAGAAAATCATTTATCAACTGATCCTTCTTTTACTTTCTTTTCAATAAAAATACTTGGGGGAGAACCCAGCATTCAACCAGAAGTGTTAACATTATTAGAATCATGTTCAAAAAAAGATAAATTACAATTTCAAACAAATACCAATGCTGTAATTTTTCCATATAAGTTAATACAAATTTTTAAAAAATTAAATAAAGTCGATATTTCTTTAAGTATTGACGGTATCGAAGACTATGATAGGTATTTACGGTATCCCAGTAATTGGAAATCAAAATTAGAAAATATTAAAAAATATATGGAATTGGCTTCCATGTATGATAATATTAATATTAAATTTCATTGTACTGTGAGTATATTAAACATATTTCATTTAGAATATTATGATAGTTTTTTAAAAAAATTATTTGGAGAAAATATTGTTATTTTTTATTCATTATTACAACGACCCGAATACTTATCTATTGCATATCATAAAAAAGTAGATATACAAGCAGAAGAATATGTGTTAAACTATATGTATAGTAAACAACCCAACAAACAATATATTAATAATTTTAAAATTTTTAAAAATTACATAGAAAATAGCCGAGATATAAAACCATTAGAAGAACTAGATTTACGATATGCCGGAATGTTTGATTGAAATAAAAGATGAAGTAAATGTAAAGATACATGATCTTGATCTAATTACAAGACGACAATTAGAAAAAAAGTTTAAGTATTTTTTACCACATGCATACCATGTACCTGCATATAAATTGGGGCGATGGGATGGATGTGTCTCCTTCTTTAGTATGGGCGGAGTTACTTACCTTAATTTATTAGATGAAATCATTCCTATACTTAATGAAAAATATGATATTAAGGTCAAAGACAACCGAAAGAATCAATCATTTAATTTTAATGTAGTTACAAGCACAATACATGGTAAATTAATTTGGCCAAAGGGACACACACATAAAGGGCAAAATATTGTCCTTAGAGATTATCAAGTTGACATTATAAATCAATTTTTAGCAGAACCTCAATGCCTGCAGGAGATTGCTACAGGAGCTGGTAAAACGTTAATTACGGCTACTTTAAGTTACTCTGTGGAGCCATATGGGCGTACTATAGTTATAGTACCTAATAAAGATCTTGTTACACAAACAGAAGATGATTATAAGAATTTAGGACTCGATGCCGGGGTATATTTTGGGGATAGAAAGGAATTTGGTAAGACTCATACTATATGCACCTGGCAGAGTCTTAATTCTATGGACAAACGATTTAAAGACGGCGAAATTGATATAAGTCTTAAAACATTTACTGAAGGTGTGGTATGTCTTATGGTGGATGAAGTACACATGGCCAAAGCAGATGTGCTTCGTAAATTACTAACAGGACCTTTTGCTACAATACCTATACGTTGGGGGCTTACTGGTACCATACCAAAAGAAGATTGGCAATATGCTAGTTTAAAAGTGTCATTAGGCGATGTAATAAACAGATTAAGTGCATCGGATTTACAAGAGCAAGAAGTTCTTGCTAATTGTGAAATAAATATTATACAAGTGCAAGATACAGTTGCCTATCCAAATTATCAATCCGAACTTACTTACTTAACAACCAATGAAGATAGAATAGATTATCTTGCTGGATTATTTAAAGATATTGTAAAAGGCGGCAATACTTTAATTTTAGTAGATCGTATTAAAGCAGGAAAAATGCTTCAAGAAAGACTAGGAAATGAGAGCGTATTTATATCTGGATCTGTTAAATCCTCCGACAGACGAAAACAATACAACGAAGTTCAAGAAGCCGACAACAAAATCATTATTGCTACTTACGGGGTTGCTAGTATTGGTATCAATATTCCTAGGATATTTAATTTGGTTCTCGTAGAACCAGGAAAAAGTTTTATTAGAGTTATTCAATCAATCGGTAGAGGCATAAGAAAAGCCCAAGACAAAGACTTTGTTAATGTTTGGGATATAACATCTTCTGCAAAGTTTAGCAAACGACATTTAACTAAGCGTAAAAAGTTTTATGCTGACGCTAAGTATCCATTTACAATTCAGAAAGTAACAATATGAAAATATTAACATTAGATAACCTACCTTATGAATTAGATACAGTACCCGACGAAATAGATGATATACGTTATTCTGTGTTAGATTATACTGATCCAAATGATGCAGATTATATTTTTGTGCCTTTGGTATTTTTGGAATCATTTAATGCACCAGCCGCTGTATGTCGGATTGGTCCACATAAAATTAATATTCCGTTGGATTGGAGTTTAGTTATTAGTGAACCCGATGTAGGCGATGCCGAAGTAATGTCATTAATGACATTAAATGATAGAAACTTTAAAGCATTTTGTTTGAATCCGCTTAGTGATATTATGCCTGAATTTTTACCAATTACAATAGAAAATATATTTTCTGAAACTAAATGGTTTTTTCCTAAATTAAAGCCAGGACATATTTTAACAATACCATTAGAAGAGAAATCGAAACCAACATGTGCATACTTTTTAAAAGAAACAAATAAAGTACCAGAAGTATTAAGTATAGATCAAATATGGATTTAGATGTCTAGTGTTTCCCTTAAAGATGTTTGTTTAGCAATTGACAAACGAAACAAAACATTTTATAATAGTATAGATACCGAACAACAAAAAAAGTTTAGTATATGGCTTTATATGCGATATGCTTCTAGTGTTGACGGTCCTATATTTAGAGATCATTATTTAGAAATGGTTAATGATCTTGTAAATGTTAATTTTAATGATTTAACAAAACATAAAGAATTACAATGGTTATTAATATCGTTATGTGGTATAGGTAAGAAACAATTTCATCCTTGGATTAAACCAGGTAAACGCAAAGAAAAACCTAAAATAAAAACTTGGCTAGCAAAAGCATTTCTTAATTTAAAAGATAGTGAATTAGATACCCTTATAGAATTAAATACAATAGATGAACTCAAAGACTATGCTACTCAACAAGGACTTACAGATAAAGAAATTGAACGAATCTTTTAAGTGTAAATTTTGTAAAAAGTCATTTAAACGTGAACGCACTCTTGCCGTTCATATGTGCCAACAAAAACATCGCTTTAATGCAAAAAATGAGTTACCTAGTAGAATAGCATTTGAAGCATTTTGTGTATTTCATAAAACATGTATGCCTGGCAATATTTATGGAGGAAGCCCCCCATTAGAAAAATTTATTAATTCTCCAGAATACAACGGATTTTATATATTTGGAAAGTACCTTGTAGAGCTTAAATTACCAAAAGATCAGCAACACGAGTTCATAAAATTTGTTATGCAACAAGGTGTTAAAATAAAAGATTGGACAAAGAGCTTTGTATTAGAAGAATTTATAAAATTATATTCATTAAAAGAGGATCCCAAACGAGCAGTTGAATCTGTAATAATATTAGCAGAGGAATGGAGCAATGAAAATAATAAACATTGGACAGAATTTTTTGATAAAGTATCCCCGAGTATGGCAACTCATTTTATCATCACCGGACGTATTAGCCCTTGGATTATTTATGGTACTAATGCTGGTCAGCGCATGGTTGATAAATTAAATGAAAGAGAGTTAGAACTTGTTGTTAATCATATTAATGTTAATACATGGAAACATAAACTAAAGAAGTATCCTGCTTCTTTAAATGAATTAGAAATAATAGACAATACATGTAAAATATGACTGATATTGATATTGACTTAAAAAATAGAGAAGATGTGTTGTCTAAGTTACAACATATATCCGCAAGCATTATAACAAATACAGTAAAAAAACACAATACTGGTGTCTATTTCCACAACATACCACACGATCCAAGTACGAATTTAAGTACTATAAGTTATAAAGAAGCAGAAGATTTGGGCTATTTTAAAATAGATCTGCTTAATGTAAACATTTATGAACATGTCAAAAACGAAGCACATTTAAATACATTATTAAAGCGAGTGCCTGATTGGGATTTGTTAGTACATAAAGAAATAGTACAGCAGTTATTTCATATACACGACCATTATGATATAGTTGCACAAATGCAACCTAGATCTATAGATCAACTTGCTATGGTACTTGCTATTATAAGGCCAGCAAAACGTAACTTGTTAGGACAACAATGGTTAACAATAGAAAAGCAAGTATGGTTAAAACCGAATGATAATTCATATTACTTTAAAAAGTCTCATGCTATAAGTTATGCATATGCAATTATAGTACAACTTAATTCGCTTTGCGAATTAGTTGAATCTGTCGACGCTTAACTCGTTTTTGCATTACATCTTGTAATGAAATAGTTGGTCCGTATAGTATTTCAAAATCTTTAATTGTAAATGTAGATAAAATAGGTTTAAATGGCACCCATCGATTACCTAATATAATATTAATAGGAATTGTTCTGTTCGATTCCCACCACCATTCTTCGCCTAAGTCTAAGAATAATTTTTTATCATCTTTTTCTTTTAATTTATTATACACATATACAGAGGCTATATTGTTGCTGACATTTTGTACTATTCCAATGTACTCGTTTGTTCCATATCTACATAGACTGAGAAAAGGAAACTTATCTAAGAATTCTTTAATTTCTGTTTCTAATTCCATAATTAATTTGCGATAAATATATTTAAGTGAGATAAACGCATGGCAGAAACGCTAACACTATTTAAGTATGAGACTGACATCCATTTGATGTTGGCAGATGATATTAACAAAACGGTGAATCCTCCTATGAATAATAAAATTATTAAAATATATAAAGGCGTCGACAGCGTCTTAAACTTCTATATCAAAGACAAAGATCGAAAGGCTGTTAGTTTAACGTCTGGTACACTTACAGCATATTTAGTAAATCACACAACCAGTAATTTGATATTTTCTAGGTTAGTAGAAGAGATAGATAATACCACTGGACAGGCAAAACTTAAAATTTTAAATAAAGATTTAACAAGTATTGAATCAGGATTTTATGATTTGTCGTTAACATTTACAAATGTAGACGGAGAAACATTATCGCTTTATACAGATAGGGCAGATAATGCAAAAGTAACAATAGAAGTTAAAGATGGACCTATGCCAAAATTAGTAGATTCTGCTTCTGTAACATTTTCAACCGATGGTGGAACCGGAGGTAAGGAATATAGTTCAGCAGTAGAGGTTTCGTCTATTGCACCAGATACTACTGGAAATCATACTGTTGTTGCATATTTTACAAATTATACTGGTAATCTTTATGTAGAAGGATCCATTGAACAAACAGCCGCAGGATGGTTTCCTATTACAATAGGTAGTGGCACTGAGCATAAAGTATACACAAGTGTATCATCTCCGGACCCTGTTAATTTTACTGCAAATTTGAATTGGATTCGATTTGCACATGACCCAGACGCAGTTAATGCAGGAACGGTTGACAAAATTCTTTATAGAAGTTAAACTATATGTATGAGTATAGTTCTAGATGTTGTTAAAGCAAATCTACCTATAGATGCAAAGCAAACCCCATCTGGTTGGTTAACGATAAATTGTCCTTGTTGTATACATTTTGGACAGGCTAGACCCGACAGACGACACAGAGGAGGGTTCATGTTCACTCCTGACGAAGGTGTCGTTTATCATTGTTTTAATTGTAATTATAAAACCGGCTGGAAACATCCTGATAGATTTTCCGATAAATTTAAAAAATTATTAAAATATTTAGGACTACCTAGATCTGATATTCAACGACTTACATTGGAAACAATGCGAGAAGCGGATTTAGTACAACCAACTAAAGAAGAAATACCGGAATATAAAATAAATTGGCCAGAATATAAATTACCAAGTGGTTCAAAACCATTAGATCAATGGGAATTTAATCCTTTGTATAATAAAGCATTGGAATATATTAGTTATAGAGGCTTATTAGATTTAGGTGATTGGTATTATAGTAATGCAGTAATTGGTCAAATGCAACATAGAATTATATTGCCATATAAGTACAAAAGCAAGATAGTAGGTTTTACAGCAAGATGGGTAGGTGAAGAACAACATAAATATCCTAAGTACTACCAACAACAACCTAGAGATTTTGTATTCAATTTAGATGCACAAACAAAAGAAAGAAAATATGTATTAGTTACAGAAGGCCCGTTTGATGCAGTTGCAATAGACGGAGTAGCAATAGGTGGTAGTAATATAAATTATCAACAAGCTCAGATTATTAATCAATTAGGCAAAGAAGTTATATTTGTACCTGATCAAGATAAAGCAGGTATTGATGTGGTACAACAGGCAACATATTATAATTGGCATGTAAGTTTTCCACCCTGGGGGGATGTTAAAGATTGTGCCGAAGCAGTAAATAAATATGGTCGGCCGTTTGCTCTTAAAAGTATCTTAGCCTTTGTTGAAACCAACAAAACAAAAATAAAAGTGAAGAGTCAATTATGGAAGTAGGAATATTTGGAGATTATAATTCCTTTATGACTGGTATGGGAGCTATAAAGGCTATCTGGGATAAAACAGACATGAAGGGAGAAGATAAAATAACAGGCAATGATGTCGATCCTATAGGATGGGAACATCTGTTAGCAGAAAAAGTCGAACATGTAAATTTTGAAGTTACGCCATGTTGTAGCAATCAAGAAATTGTAAATCAATTAGTAACATCTATTCAACAAAAGCCAAAAGATTTATATATTGTTCAAACTACATCATGGTATATGTCATCATTTGGTATTATTGATTATGATTATTTTCAACATAAACCAAGACATAACCTTACATATAATGTAATAGATCCGCGTAGTCATATAGGTAAACGGTATCCGTCTGCTGTAATGCCATATCATCCTAATTATACTATTAATAAAACACCATTTACTGTGGGTGGACTCGAAGGCGATGCATCAACACCTAGATGGATTTCACAAACAGATGCAGATTTTATTGTTGATACTTCAGGATTATTTGAGTCGGTTTTTACTAGTTGTATAGATAATATAGAAGATGCAAGCCTTGTTGACGGATTAGATGATGCTCATAGGATGAGAGCAATTTATGGAGAATTAGGTAAGGTCATGTTACATGATCATTTAGGTTCACAATTAAAGCAAGAAGAAATTTTTGCAACAATGAATTTATTAAATTTACTAAGCCAAACACATAATGTTTGGTATTTTCATTGGTTTCCGCCGTTAGGTAGAGTAGAAGATTTTGATTATATGGAAGACCCACATTCATCTGGAAATCGTATTTCAGATTTTAGACGGAAAAATAGAAATT